TCAAAGTATTGTTCGCCGTTTTCCGTTAAGAAATCAACCCAATTTTCTCGGTTCGATTCTTCTACTATTGGCGTTGTGTAACTCGATAAATTTAAGACGTGGTAATTATTCATAAATTATAAATTCGTTGTTTGTAGTGTGCGAAACATATTGTCCGTTATTTACTGAAAATGTCGCTAAAGGTTGGTCGGTACAAAATGCCTTTTCTAGTAGTAATCTATTGCCCGAAGCGTCTTGTAATTCAATCATATAAAACCGATTTTCCGTAAGGTTAAATATTGCTTCTATTTGATAAAAGTAACTTGACGCGCCTTGAGAAATAATTGGAACATTTGTAGTTACGTTTTCCGCTTCATCCGTAATAAGTAAGTCCGTAATTACGCCCGTTCTGGGTGTGCAATTAAAAGTTTGGCTTAATACGTTTTGCGTTGTTAAAACTATCATATTAATATAATTAGATTTTCTTGTTTTTGTTTCATAAAAAAAGGGTTACACGAATGCAACCCCCTTTTAGTTCTAACCAATAAAACTTCTTTTTATACCGTAATAATCGCGTTGTTTAACAAAGTTGCTAAACCAGCTTCGGTAGTACAATCAAGGAAATTGGCGGGAACGGCCTCTTGGCCTGTAAAGGTCAATCCGTATCCGTTCATATCACCCAAGTTTGTACCATTTCCGATAGTACCCGCCGTTACGTCCATTCCACGAGCTAAACCAGCCATAAAAAATTGATTGGCATTTGTGCGAACAACTATATTAGGACGTCCGTAAGTAAGTAACTTTACTTCTTTATGCGTTTGTACGTCTTGTTTCTTTAAAGTAACCGCTAAAACTTGTTCGAAAAAAGTAGTTCCGTTTTCACGTGAACTTGTAATTGTAGTTTCAAAAGAATTCGTTCCTTTTAATTCAAATTTGTATATTGGTGTTCCAGCCGTAGTTAAAGCAATAGCCGAAATTTCGTCTGTTGTTCCAACGTAGGAAACATCCGTAATTGGGTCGTATTCTCCGTAGTTTAAAATGTAGATAGCTTGTAAACCGCCGATTACGTCTTTACATTGTTCTAATCTACCGTTTGATATATCACAACTCATTTTTGTAAGTATTTAATTGTTTATAATAGGGGCGGTTACCCGCCCCGTTAATGTTTATCCGTAAACTACGATGTCCTCGATAACTCCGTAAGTTGCTCCCGCAGCCATTCGCATAATTACACGTACATTTTGTGAACCGTCGATATCCGACATGTCAATAACGCGGCATTCTTGGGTATCCGAAAGCAGCGAGCAGCCGAAATACAAGTTAGACGTTGTTGTTGCCAACATTGAATTATCTGGCAATCCGTTAGCCATAAAAATTGGCGTTCCGTTAAATGTTAAAGCTCCGTTAGTATACCATTGCGTACCTTGTGCGTTAACACCCGAATTTGACGTAGCCAAAACCGAGAAACCACCTAAAGCGGCAACGTATGCTTTTGCTACGTTTTGAGAAACATAAATCTTTAAATCCGATTTTCCGTAAAGTGTTGCTGGAATAGCATTGTCAACTGATTGCATAGCGGCTATTACGTTACCCGCATTAATTACACCACCCGCGATATTTTGTGCAATTGGCAATAAAGGGTCTGCTTGTGCGGTTGTAAACAATCCGTCGAATTGTCCCGAAACCGCACTTGAACCTTGCCAAATAGAAACTTCGTTCGCTTCAGCAACTTGAGACGCAACGTGAGCAATTAAGTAATCTGCAAACGACTTAGGCAATACGTCAAAAGACGAAAAACCTTGTTCGATACCTTGCCAAGTGTCGTGGAATTGACTTTTACAAAGTTGCATATTAACCTGCAAATCTTTTACTTCTAAAACTCTTTCAGTTAAAGTAACGGTTGCATTTTGTTGAAAATCACAACTTGCGTTTTCTAAAACGTTCGCAGTTTCTAAACGTTGTATAACTGACTTAAATTTAATGTTCGGCATAACGGTTACCCCGCCATTTTCGATTGTTGGCGCGCTTAATAAAGCGGCGCTAATATACTTACCCGCGAATTGACCCGCGTAAGTAGTGGTAATAATTGGTTGTGCTGGCATTTCTTTTTAATTTTTAATTGTTAGTAATTATTTAATTTTGTCTAATATAGAATCCATTACGTTACGCGGTCTTTTAGCGCCTATTTTGTGGAATTCAATTTCTTTTGTATTCTCTGGGTTAAAACTAATTGGTTTAATGTCCGAAAGTTCGGTTGATTCTAATTCAACTGCGTTAACTTTGGTTAATAATTCCAACTTCGCTTTTAACTCGTTATTTTCGTTTTTAAGCGCTTCCATTTCACTAAAGAAAGTTTCTTTAACTACGCTTTCAATTGTTTTCTTTGGTGCGGACTTTTCAACTTGCGCTTCAACTTCTTCTTCAACAACTTCTTCTTCAGCAACTGGCGCTTCTTCTTCTTCGGTTGCTTTTTCTTTGTAGTCTGCAATTAAACCTTCTTCAACAACAACTAAAATCATTCCGTCTTCCATTTCGTATTCTCCGATTGGAACGGGTATTTTTTGCTCGTCTTCAGTAATAACAAAAACTTCGTTGTCCATTTCGAACGCGTCCGCTTCGATTAGTGTAACTCCGTCCGCCATTTTTCTTTGTTCTAACTTTACGTCCATTCCTAGCAAAGTTTTGATTTGATTAATTACGCTTGTTTTCATATTTGTTTTTTGTTTTTATATTTTTGGTGATTGTAAACTATTAACATATTTAACATAATCCGCAGAATCTTTTTGTATTCCAGAAGATATTTTATTACTACTTTGCAAACTTCCTAAATCGACAACATCGTTTATATCTATTGTAATTCCTAATTCTTGTTTTGCTTCTTGAATTTTTTTTCTAACAATATCTAATTCTTTAGTAACATTATCTTCGGACTTTCTTAATTCTTGAGCTATTGAAACAACTTCAGACACATTACCTTTTAATTCGGTAATAGTTTTTTCTAAAGTTCTAATTGGAACAAAAGCGTTATCTAAATCTTTTCCATATTTAGAAACTGAATCAGTATATAATTTTAATGCTTTTTTTAAATTATCTGCAACACCTAATTCTATTTCGTGTTTTGCTAACTCGGTCTTGTCGCCTAATTTGTCGTAAATGGTTTTTAGTGTATTCATATTTATATAATTTAATTGTTAATTTTTTGTTGTAAAATTAATTTACGTTTCCGATTCCTTGCGCTTGTAAACTTCCGTCGCAACATTTACGAGAATAGCGCTTTCCGTCCTTACATAAACACCCTCTTCGACCCCCAATTGGACTTGAGCGTGGTCTTTCAATTTCTTTTTTTGCTACGTCTGAAACCTTTATGTTTGTTGGATTTTTCATTATCTTTAGTTTTAGGTATAATCTATCGTTAAAGTATTAAAGTTCGTTATATCGCATTAAAACCGCTTTAAAACGCATTTATGTTTTTTTGTTATTTACGCTATTTTGCTTCGTTTTTTTACAACGGCTTTCTTATATTTGCGTCAAAATCTTTTTGGTTAGCCAAAGTTTTTTTAATCATAGAATCTAAATCTACTACTTCTTTAACGTTTGAACCATCTAAACCTAATGCACTTGCTTTGCTTTTAAAATCTTTAATCATAGCTAAAGAATCTCCAACCGCTCTATTAGCTGAATTTCTAACTCCGTTTGCAACTTGATATTGTTTTTCAAATGTTGTTAAAATAGCCATATATTTTTCTGCGGACTTTACAAGTTCTGATTCTAAACCTTGCAATACTTTTAATTGAGAACTAAGTTCTTTTACCGAAGCTAAATCTACTTTATTAGTTTTTAATTCGCTTTTTGTAATTAGTTCTTTGATTTTTTCAACCATTGCTTTTTCTTCCATATCTATATTTTTTGAATTCATTTCGTACCTATCCGCAAAATAACCCTCAATTGAAAATCCTTTTACTTCGCCTAATTTAACTTTGTCCCAAATTTCGTCGTTGTTTACTTTCATCGAAATCATCCAAGTTCCTTGCGGTAAATCAAAGCCGTAATTTTTAGATTTGTCGTTTTCCCCTTCTATAATCCAACTTTCAACAACGGACATCCCTTTTAATTTTTGGCTATGTTCTAACGTTGAATTGTTTTGGTTTGCGTTCATTAAAAATAGTTCGCTAGCTTTTCTAATTGTTGCCTTTGAAAAATAAATATAATATTCGTCTTTTGTTTTGTCGTTACGTCTGTAAATTTGTTTATCTGGTATTAAAGCCGCGCCCATTAAAATTCGCTTTTCCGCGTCTATTTCTTTTAACACTACTTCGTGTTTTGACAAGTGTATAAAATTAGATTCTATTGCGGGACTCATTACAACGCTAATTGCGTCTATTCCGCTTTGGTCGTCTTGTTCGTCAATTATAAGTTCAACTATTCGCATATCTATATAATTAAAGTATTTTTAAATTGTTGCATTATTTATTCGGTTACGCTCCAACGCTTGCGCGCTTGTCATTTCCGAACTTACAACGAACGCTTGAACGGGTTTTTGTTGTAACTGCGCTAATTGATTCATTCCGTTATTACCAACTACGTTAAATTGCGGTGCTTGGGGTGCGCCACCTCCGCCCGTGTCGCCACCACCGCCACCACCGCCACCACCGCCACCGCCTGCACTTGGTTCTGCTCCGCCCTCAAATTGCGTATTCTTTATTTTCTTTATGTTCATTATACCCGCCGCAACCGCTCCAGCCGCCGCTATTCCACCCAACACGGGACCTACAATAGGTATGCCCGATAAAGAACTAAATGCACTTGTTGCCGACTTATAAGTGTCTATTGTGGCGCTTGCGATTTGGGTTGCCTTTTGAATGTTAAACGCGCGTCGTTGACTTGCTTTGCTTTTACCCGCAAATAGTTCGGCTATGTTTCCAATCGAAGATAAACCTTGTTTTACGCCGTCTAATTGAGAATTTAATAATTCTTTTTTTTTCTTATCAGCGTCTTCGTCTAACTTTGCAATTTCTCCGTTTGTTTGTTCTGTTAATGCTTTTTTAGCCGTTTCAAATTCTTCTTGAGTAATTAATTTATTATCAAGGTTTGTTTGAAGCATTAATAAATCCGCTTCGGCTTTTGTTTGTACGTTTAACCTTGCTAATTCTTCTTCGCTTAATACCAACGCGTTAAATTGTTTTTCAGCGTCTAGTTTTGCCTTTGCTAAGTCTTGAGCCGTTTTTAAATCTTCGCCCGCAAATTTTACGTTTAACGCGTTTAATTCTTCTTGGTGTTGCGTAGTTAATTGCGCTTGTAATTCTGCGTTACCAACCGCCTTTTCTTGTTCGCTATCAAATTTTTGAGCTAATAAAAGTTCTTCGTATTCACGCGCGGACAACGCTAATTTTTGACTAGCTAGCCATTGTTCGTCTTCTTTTGCTATTTTATCTTTTGCGTATTTATCGCGTATTGCTTGTAATTCCTTTTCTAGTAAATCTAAATTCGTGGCTGTTAATTTGTCCGCGTCTGTTTGCTTTAAAGTTTTCGCTTTTACTTTTGCGTCTAAGTCTTCGTTTTCCCGTGCGTATTTTAAACGCGTTGCTTCTTCTTCTTTTGCTTGTCCGTCTTTTACTAAAGCTAGTTTTTTGTCTTGTAAGTTTCTAGTTATATTTTCAACTTCAACGGCGGTTTTTGATTCGTTGTTTACATTTTTTTTATTCGCGTTAAATTTCTCCGTTGCAATTTCAACTTGATTCGCGTTTATTATATCTCGTTTATTTTTATAGCTGGTCGCTAAATCTGCATTTTCTTTTGTTGCCGCTTCCTTTGCTTTATTTACAACTTCTAATTGTTTTTTAATAACGTCTTCGTCTAAATCTAACGCCTTATATTTAGCTAAAGTATTTTGTTGTTGTTGGTATGTATTTTTCGCGGTTGCATAACTTGCAAGGTCTAAAGCAATTGCTTCGTCCGCGTGTTTTAATGCTAGTTTTCTTAATGCTTCAGCGCTGGCACCCGTAGCCTTTGCCATATTATACAAGTGTCCGTTTTTACTTGCGAGCGCTTCGCTTGCTTTGTTTGCGGACTTTACTTGAGCGTCAATAGCCGACGAACTTTTCTTTGTGGCGTTTGTCGCGCTTTCGTTTGCTTTGTTCGATGAATTAAACATATTTATTAACGCATAACCCGCCGCTATTAATGCTGTTACTGCGACAACAACAACCATAATTGGGTTTGCCGACATAACCGCGTTATAAGCATATTGCGCCGCCGTTAATATTGGGGTTAATACCGCTTGCGCCGCTGTAATAACTAAATTTTTACCGCGTGCTAATAAGCCTTGATTTTCTGCAACAACGCCCGCTTCAGTCGCGGTAGTTTCTGCAATCTTTGCCGTTGTTATTCCCGTAATCGCATTTACAACAACCGCTTTTAATTGTTTAAAAGTATCTATACTTTCCCCTAAACCTTGTAAGCCTTGCGCCATTGCCATTGCGCTTTGAACTTTTAATAAAGCCTTTTCTACGCCTTCGGACTGCGCTCCAAACGCGCCCATTGCACCCGTAACAACACTAAACCCGCTTGCAACGCCCGTTAACGAACCGCTTAACGCTTTAAATTTTGCGTCTGGGTTAAACGCGTCTGTTAATGCTTTTGCGTCCCCTATTTTGTCTTTTAATACCGCGGCGCTTTTCGCGGCTTCAACCGCTTGCGTTGACGTTGCCCCAAACTTTTCGGACAAGTTTTGAACTTCTTGTTGCGCTTCTTTTAATTGGCTTTTTAAACTACCTAAATTACTATTAACCTCAAGTTCAATCGTTCGTTTTTCTGCCATTTTATTTTTTGTTAATCATTAAAATATTGCGCTTAATTTTTTTCCAACCTTGTTTTATTGTTGTTGCGTAAACAAATTTTCCTTTTGCTATTTCTATATTTTCAGATTGCCCGTAGTGTTCGGACGTTTCTAAAAGTTGTATAATTAGTGCTATCATCCTATTCGGTTTATTGTTGCGATTACTGAAGGTGTTTCGGGGTGCGGAATAATTAAATTGGCTACTTCCGATTGTAATTGAATTGTTGCGGACGTTGTTGCCCACATTATTTCGACGACGTCGGACGCAGCCAAATAAACGAACCAATTCCAAGCGGCAACGTGGTAAACGGAATTATTGTTTACATTTATTCTTGTATTGCTATTGCTTACATCCGTTCCGTTTACTCGTAACCAAATGTCAACGTGTTGGCTTGTTCCGCCCGATGTTCGGTAAACTTGCGCGGAAAATTGAAGGTTATAATAACCCGCGTCATTAACTTGTATTCCCGTAGTTCCCGATAAAGAAATATTGTTTAAAAATCCCGTTTGACTTATAAGCATTGCCGTTGGCGTGTTCGCGGTTGTTGTTTGCGTTGTGTTTTCGTAAAAAGAACCCGAAGGAATGTTTCCAATAATTGATTCAACTAATTTATCGCGTCGCATTTTTTTTGATACAAAAGCGCCTGGTATAAATTGTGCTTCGGAAACTTCTAATAAATCACTTGCGCCCATTGGCGTAGTTTTCTGCGGTAATTGTGAAATTTTAATATCTGCCATAATTATTCTATTATTCGTTTGTTAGTATTTGATTGTTCTCGTCTTATTGTTCCGTCTTCGGTAAGTCTATAATATGTTTCTATTATTGGAACTATTGGTATAAAATCATTTAATAAGTTAAATGTTGTTTCGCCCGTTGTTAGTTTCGTTTTAAAGTCGTTTATTATATATCTTTTGTTGCCTATAATTAGCCTATCGTTTAGTTTTAACGTCGTTAAAATTGAAATAGGTAATACCGCCTTGACGTTTGTTAATCGGTTCTTAGGGTCAAACAAATTAGCTAGGTAGTCAAAGTAATAAGTTGCGAATAAACTTTGTTGAATCGGTATGCCTAAATAAGTGGATGTTTCGGGGGAAAAGTTTAACGAGTAATCTACGCCACCTACGTTTGTATCTTGTCCGAATATTTGAACTGAATTACACGCTAAATTTCCGTATATGTCTTTTATATAAATTGGGTTTGTTGCAACAACGGTTTGACCAAAATACAAAATGCAAGGCTTTGGAATATAAGGCGCTAAAGAACTATTAATTGAAAAACCAACTTGTATATTTGTTCCCGTGTATTTACTAAACATTAAGTTTTCAAATGGAACATCTATATTTAATTCGCCTCCGTCGTACGGGTATGGTTGTTCCGTGTTTCCGTATTCTTTTAAGCCTGTTTGTAAATAAAATTTATTTAAAATGCTTTCGCTCGGTTTGTATCTAAACGAAATCTTTTTGTAAAGTTTTACGCGTCCAATATCTACGTTTGTTGATTCTGTAAAATTAGTAATATCAAAAACGTTCCCTGAAGCATACCAATAATTTAAAGTCTCAACCAAAAATTCGTTGGGTGTTTCCGTACCCGTAACCGTTAAATTAAATTCTCTTAATACTCCAGAAAAGAAATCGGAAACTTTTAAATCTGGTGCGTTTCTTTGTAAAGATGTCGTTGGAAATAATGGCATAGGTGCAACGTTCCAATCTGCATAAGCAATTAAAGTCGTAGGGGTAAAGTATAAATATCTTAATGTAAAATCTAAAGTTACTAATCCCGTTGACCTTACTTGGAAAAAAAAAGTTTCGTTTAACCCTATAACATCTGGTCTTACAATTACTGAGGTCGAACCACTTCCGTTCCCTACAATCGATTGAACTAAATTTCCATTTGAATAAACATCTATATAAAAACCAATAATAGTTGCTACGTTTATTGTTAATATAACTTGATGTGTAGCGCTTACAACTCCAGCGTTTGTTGTTGCTAATAAAGTTATTGTATTGTTAATGTTACTAACAAAACTTGACATCGGTACGTTATTTGGAAATGTTCCCGTTTGCGATACAAAGTTTGTTATATTTAACGTTTTTGGCGTTGACATTAATTCGAATCGGTCGCGGTTTTTATACCACAAATAAGCGTTCCTAAAATTATCCGTTGCAAAAAATGAACTGCTAAAAGTTATTCCGTAACGCAACTCGATTAAAGTAATTATTCGGCTTAATCGTAAAGCGGGAAATAACTCGGTAGTGTCAATTGCTCCAACAATTGTATCTATTTCGTCTAATCCGCCAACCGAAGGGTTATACCACGAAGGCGCAGTTCCTTGAGCGTTTAAAGCGTTGTAACGCCAAAATTCACCAGAACTTATAAGCGGGTAGGCTATATCCGTAAACCCTAAAACGCCTTCAATAAACGCTTGTATCGTTGGTAAATTTATTGCTTGGTCTACGCTTGAATAATCTAAGTCGCTTAGTTTGTCTTCGCCGAATAAATCTTTTAAACTCGTTAATTGCCCGTAAAAAGTAATCGTATAATTCTCGACTTGCCCGTTCTTTACGTTTGATTTTTCTAATTGAATTCGACCGCGTCTAAACGTGGTCATATCAATTTCTATATATCCGTCTTTTCGTTCTTGAAAGTTATACGTGCCGTCTACGTCCGATTGGTAAAAATGCTGAAAGATTGCGTTGTTTCGTGGCGTTGCGGGGATTGTAAACGCTTGCGAAAAGTCCGTGCTTGTTTTTGAAATATCCGCTATGTTTTGAACGCTTGAATTTACTTCGATTGTTTCATCGTTGAATAAATCCAATTGTTGCCCTTCAATAAAAACCCGTACTTCTCTTTTCATTAAATTACATTATTTATTACGTCAAACGCCATTTCAAAATCCAAAGAATAATTTATTTTTTTGTTGTTTATATTCTTTTCTTTGTTTATGCTTTTGGTGTTTATTCTTATTGGTAATTTCGTGTTTCCCTTCGTCCATAAAACGCGCTCCGATAATAAAAGTTCCTGCAAATTTTCGCTAAAGTCTTCTTCAACCCAACCCGAATTTATTTTGTATTTTATACCGCCGTTGTTATTAAAGATTTGTTTTTGTCCTTGTCGAACATCGTAAGTCATTGACGAATCGAACGATTGCATAAAATTATACGGCGTACTTTGAACGTCTAAACTTTCGAAACTTGCTTTAAAGAATGATTCGCGTTGCCATCCCCCGTACTTATTTATAAAATCTAAAACAACGGGTTCGTATTTACATTCCTCAACGGGTCTAAAATTACACGTGAACACGGGAACGCTTAAGGGTGTGTAAATAGTTAGTTCCGCTCCGTTACCAATCATTGACGTTGGCACGCGGTAAAGGTCGTAAACGCCCGCACTTAACGCGGTAAAAGAATAACTTAGTGTCGTAACCAAATCAATATAAACAACTATGTAGTCCTTTGGTAAATACGCCGTTAAAGTTCCCGACAAACTTTCGCTTGTTGTTGGGTAAGTTCCAAAATCGTAATAGTAATAATAAGTCTTTTTGGGTTCTGCTAAAGCAACAAATCTACCAACTGAATAATCTGGGTTCGCTCCTAATTCGTAATCTCCGTAACCGTCAAAAGCGCGGTAAGTTTCTGTAAATTGTAAAACGTAAGTTCCCGCTATCAAGTTGTAAGTATAAACGTCAATTAAAGCGTATTCCGCTACGGGTGTTGCTAATAAATCCGTGTTTATGTTGTCGGGACTTGTCGGGTGCGTTATGTATTCCCTTAAGTACGGACTTAAATTATAAAGCGTGCGCGTGTCGTTTGACGCGGGTATTAATTTGCTTAGCGTGTACGTTGGTGTTGCTGGTGGTGTCGAACCAAATTTATATATGAATAATTCAACCTTTGAACCCGTTTGTGTTGGGTCGTCGACTTGAATTATAAACGGACTGCGAACAAAAATATGGTCTTGAGTAGGTAACGCCATTGTTATTTAGTTTTAAAATTTTCTTTCATTATTGTATCGAATGTTTCTTCGGCTTCTAATCCGTATGCTTCAATCATTTCGTCGGGTAATTTCTTAAACGCCTTTTCAAAAGGTGTGGTAAAAAATAAGCTCCTTGTTATTCCTTGACGAAATACACTTTCACGAACTGCAAACGGACTTAATCCTTTTGACTTTGCCCATTGTTCAAAATGTTTAACGCTTGGTTTGTTATTAGCCTTAAAACTAAAAGGACTACCTTTGCCTTTTTGTTTCCAAATTTTGCCCTTGTTGTTTGTTCTTTTAAATTTACTAGTCGTTGCCCTTACGCCTCCAGCTCCTTTAACCCCTTGGTCTTGAAAAAACCCGTAATCGGTCATATCAAAATAAAGGCGTAAAGAATTCGGCATAACTTTTATTTCTCCACTAATTGAATCGTAAAGTTTGCGAGTGTGGTTCTTTTTTAACTTGCTTAAATTGCTTCGCGCTTGTTGTATAACATACGCCCGAAATTGTTCTAATATAATTTGCTGTTCGTTTTTTTCCATCTTAACAAATTGTCATTTCGTTTGGAACTAAAACGTCGAACGTCATCGTCCATCCGCTTAATAGGTTTTCAAATCGTTCCGTGAATGGTTCGCAGTTTGGGTTCCCGTCTATTTGAAATAAATCGTACGCAAGGCTACCGTGTAACATAATATCGTACGCGCGGTTTAATATAGCTAGCGTTGAATTTAAAGCGTCTTGGGTGTTGTCGTTGCCTAAATATACATTCGTGTTTTCGTTCTTCGATATATCGACTAAATCCATTGCGATTAAAGAAATATTAAATCTAAGCACGTTTACTTCAAATGTACACGAATTCACCATAATGTGAACAAGTGGAAATATAGTTTGCTTAGCTAAATCGACTTGAAAAATATCCCCTTCGCTTACTGAATTAACCAGCGCGTCCGCGTCAAGGTGCGTTTTAAGTTTATCTATTGCCGTGTAAAATCCGTTCATTTTATATATTTATTTAATTGCCTTTGTTCTATTTCCATCTTTTGTTTTTCAAAAGTTAGGTAGGTTAAACACTTAAGTAATCCCATTGCGGTAACTTCGTCAAATTTGCTGACATCTCCCTTAGCGAGCGCATAAATTGACTGATACCATCCCCATTGTTTTTGAAATTGTGCTGTTTCGCTAAAATCTCCAATACCTTCGGACTCTTCGCTATCTGTTGTTCTAAATAAACTATCGTACCCTGCAACAATTCGCTTCCTAAATTCCAAAAAAAAACCGATGAACTTAATACAACTCCAAGCGGTGCGTACTTCATTAAATCCGAAAATTCAGCCGTTCCCGTGTATTCAATTATTTTGTGTCCGTCTTTTGCTTTCATCTTTATCGGTCGATACATAACCGCCATTGCTTTGTGGTATGTTTCCCAAGACTTAAGGTTTTCTTCTAAGTCTACGTATTCCCCGAAACTTATATTTTGAAGGTCTGGGATAAAACCGAACTCCATATCCTTGATTTTAAAAGTCGGTGCAAACTTTGGGGTTTCGCTAAACAATTTATTAAAGTGAGCGACTAATTTTGTTACTTCAGTATATTTGATATTAATTATTTCTTTTAATTCAATACCGCAGAAAATTTGTATCATTTTTTCGGCTAACATTTCGCTATCGTTAGTTCCTTCTTTTACCTTTACAAATTCTTGATATTGCCCTAAAGTAATTTCGTTTAAGTCCGTTGGAATAGTTAATTCTAATTTCATAAATATATAATTAAGTTTTTGGTTTATTGTTATATGCAACCGCTATTTCGTACGCGTATAAAAGCATTTCAAAGTGCCTAACAAACGTTTTAGGGTTTGACATGTTAATTTTTACCTTAACGCCTTTGCGCTGGTAAATGTATTCTTCTACAACTGCAACCATTACGCTAATGTCGTTTGTCATCTTATCGAGTATTTTCCAAAGTTAGCGCTTTTCCCTAATGATTCCATTTCGTGATAACGTAGCGCGTCTATGGTGTGGTTAAAGTTGTCTATTGGTTTGTTTAGTTGTTTGCCTGTCTTGTCCCTATCCCAACAATAAGCTCGTAGCTCTTTTATTAAATTGGTGCTTTGTGCGGTTACTAAATAAGATTGGCTTTGCATTATTTGTATTCCAAAATTAACGCTGTCTTGTCCCTTTGTAACGCCCTTAATTAGTTGTCCCGTTCTTCTTATTTCCTCGATTGATTTGGGTTCGGAACTATCCGCGTATGCAATTACGTTTTTTTGTAGCTTTTTAGATATTTCATTATTCACTAATCCAGTTTGGAAAACAATTTCGTTTACTATTCTTTGTCCGTTGTAATTGTAAACTTCTATTATTGCGGTCGGGTCATTTGTAAACCCAAAATCCAACCCGTAGCCAATTAATTTTGCTTCGCGTGGTATCGTATCAATCATTTTCCAATTACTAAAAACTACGCCCTCAAGCATTCCTATTTCGCCTAAGCCATAAACACGCCACCAGTTCGCCCAATAACTACTTGTAGACGCCTTAGAACGATTCTTTTCTATTTCCTTTACTATTCGTTCGTCAAGTGCTTCGTTGTCCTTATACGTCAATATTAAAAAGTCGCTATCGTCTTCGTGTTTTAGTTCGGTATGCACCCAGAATTCGTTTGCAGGATTAAAGTCTAAAAATATTTCGCGCTTTGTTCTTATTGCTAGTTCGTTGTAACTTTCAAACGTTACGTTGTTGCATTCGTTTATGTATAAAATATCCCTTCGCGCCCCCCTCAACTTACTGCTATCGTCTGCGCTAAAAAATTCAATATAAGAACCATTACCGAAATCGTAACGCAATAATGATTTGTTAAAGCGCCCCTCAAAAAAACGGCTTGTCCATTTCATTATATTTATGAAATCTTTTAAAGCTCCCCGTCTTAAGTGCGGGATTGATTCAGCAACAATACTAATTTCTAAGTTTGGGGTGTTGGCTGCTTTGCTTATTAGTACGGGAATAATTCCAAAGGTTTTACCCGCACTTGTTCCGCCTTGTATTATTTTGATTCGTTTTTTTAACGCTATAATTTTATTAACCGCCGTTGTTCTAACTAACATCAGGAAATAATGGTTGTTCAATATTGGTTTGTTCTATTTGTTGAACGGGTGCGCCGTAACCACTATTCATTAATTCTTTATATGCGCTTACGTCCCCGTCCCTTGCTTTTTTTATTAGTGCCAAAGTAATCATATCTTCTTGCGACATCGTTTCTTGTTCGCCTGTTATTGGGTTCTTAAGTGATTGATTAACTTCTAGCCATTTACGCGCTATCGTGCTTCTATTCTTTGCGCCTTTTGGTCGTCCGTTTGGGTTTCCGCTTTCGCCTTTTTCCCAACGTGGTTGTATATCTTTATTTGCCATTTGATTGTTGTATTTTCGTTGTTTATTTACTTAAGTATTCAAAATTAAATGTTTTAATTCCGCCTTCTCTAAATCCACCTTGTCTAATCATTCCTTTTCCCGTTTGCATTTTTCCCATTAATCTATTTTGTCCTAAAAAAACCCATTCTTTTTGTTTTTTCATAGCTTTAAAAACGGGTATTGCTGAAAATTTAGCCATTATTCTACAATTTATTTTTTGTTTTAATAATTTACTTGTTTCATTTATTAATTTAATTCCTAATCCTAAACCATTATAATCGGGGTGTATTACCGTTCTATTTGAGTGATATATTATTTTTGTTCCTTTTCTGTGAGGTGTATAATTTGCAAAACATTGAAAACCTATTTGATTTTCTTCGTAAAAAATTCCATATAAATATAATTTACCACCCGCCAACCTTTCGCTTAAATAGTGATATTTACTAAAATATTTCCAAGTTTCTCTTCCAACTTCTTTAATTGTAAATTCGAGTTTTTCCCTTTCATTAAAAAAAAAATCTTCCGTTTTTGGAAGCTCAAAATTTTGTTTATTGCAGTCAATTAGCCAATCGGGTTTTACCCATTCTAAAATATCGTAATGGCAACTTAATAAAATTATTTGTTTCTTATGTTTTTTGGCAAATTTATGTAAACATACGCTCATTGCTTTGGCAACGGTTCTATCCACTACGCTTGTCCATTCATCAATACAAATAAAATCTTGTTTACACATTAAATAAGCCGCTTCAGCTCGTGCTTTTTGACCATTTGATAATGTTTTAATAGGTCGAATCCAACAAGGAACAGAATTTAATCCAATACCATTTAAAATATTAGCACAATCTTCATAACTATATTCTTTTGGCAATTGGTCAATAATGCTTTTGTTTTCGTCCAATGAACAATCAAATATATTTTCTCCAAATAAATGTTTAGCCAAAGTTGTTTTACCACTACCCGAAGCTCCATAAATTAAACCAATATTCCATTCTTTTGGTATGTTAATATTATTTATTTCGAGTTTATGTATTGATTTCTTTTTTACGTCTATATCTAAACTATTTGCGGC